ATGATCTGTTTCGTCATCTCCATCGTCCTGCTGCTCTTCAGCGCCGCCGTCACCGGCGTCGCTCTGTCCAACAACGTCAAGGGGGCCGGCATCGGCCTCATTCCGGGCCTCGTCGGATTGCTGCTGCTCATTCCCGCATGTCTGTACTCCGTGGACGTGGGCGAGGTCGCGGTCATCCGCAACATGGGCGGCAGTCTGGCCGGCCATTCCGAAGACGCGGGCTTCCATTTGAAGACGCCGTGGCAGAGCATCGTCAAATACGACACCCGCAACAACCTCATCAACTTCTACAAAGACACCGATTACAAGTACGACGGCGGCAGCGCGGTCGGCAAGCAAGTCACCGTCAACGACAGGAGCGGAGCTTCCGCAGACATCGACATTCAGGTCAACTACAGCCTTGATCCAAGCGCCGCCGAATACCTGTACTCGGAGTATGGCAAGCAGCAGACGTTCACGCAGAACTACATCAGCAACGATCTGCGCAGCGTGGCCCGTGAACAGTCCGGCCGGTTCGACACTTTGACGATGCTCACCAATCGCGGCGAGTACACGAAGGCGGTGCAGGATGCGCTGGCGGCGAAGTGGAGGAAGATCGGCCTGACCGTCGAACAGGTCAGCGTGCAGGACGTGCGCTACGGCGAGGCCATCACCAAGAAGTACACGGAGGCGCAGGCCGCCGAGATCGACAAGCAGAAGGCGCTCAACGAGCAGCAGGTCGCCAAGACCGAGGCCGAGACCAAGAAGATCAAGGCGCAGGGCGAGGCCGACGCCAACGCCGTGCTCAACGAGAGCCTGACCGACAACGTGCTCAAACAGCACTATATCGACGCTCTGTCCAACGCGGATCAGCTCGTCGTCGTCCCGGACGGCGCTGACACGCTCGTCCAGACCAAGTAAGGGCGGCGTCATGTTCAAGCGCTACCCGTACACGATCGGCCTGCTGCTGGTGGTCTCCATCGTCTGCTGTCTGGCGTGGCTGTTGACCCATGACGCCTGCATGCACCCGCTGGGCAATGGTCTGGCCGCGTGGTGGGCGTTCGTCAACGCGCCACTGTTCCTCATCGGCCTCATCGAAGAGGCGGGAGGCGAATCGGAATGAGCCTGTGCTGGCAGCAGATCACGTTCTGCGCCGTCGCCCTCGTGCTCGTGCTGGCCAACGTCGGCACCGCGCAGAAGCGCAGGGAAAAACCCTCAACGACGGTGTCCTCCGTATGCCTGTGGGTCGCCCTGTGCCTTCTTGTGTTGTCCATCTAGTCTTGCCTCCTCTTCCCGAGGTGGCGGCGGAAGGAAAACCGTACAAACCCGAATCGAAAACTCAAAATCTCTTCTCCTCTCAAACAGCGTCGGCGGTTCCCCGGCCGCCGGCGCATAGGGCGGGCAGGTTAGCCCCCGGCCACGCAGGCGCACAAGTGCCGGCACAGGGCCGGGACTCGGTTCGATTCCGAGGCCGTCCACTGGGGCCGCGTCAACGTCGGCCGCGATCCATCCCCATACGACAGGAAGTCAGTGGATAGCGGAAGCGATGGCGTGCGAGCCGGTGGTCTCCATTGCCGGCGTCGACCACGCCAGCGCGGCCCCGCGCCAAACGAAGGAGTCCCATGAACACCCACCGCAGCCTCATGATCTGGCCCATCACCGAACGGGGCCTGACCATGACGCCCGGCGAACTGATCGCCGAGACGCTGGACGCGATCTGCGAATGCAACTCACGGCTCGACTACCCACGCCTCATCCTCATGCCGTCGCCCGCCGCGTTCGTCATCGACCGCAGCACGGCGACCGTCGGCGCGGAATGCGAATGGGCATGGAAACGGGACATCAGGAAAGGAAAATCATGACATCCAACAAGGAAATGGCCGAAAAACTCGCCGAGAAGTTCTACGGCCTCATCGAGGGCGACGTGTCCGTCTCCGACGGTGAGCTGGCAAAACTGTTCGTCACGGCGCTCGACCAAGCCGGCCTCGCATTGAGCGAGAAGGCCAAGGCCTTCATATCCGTCGAACCTGTGCTGCCCAATGGCAAGACGCTCGCCGACATGTTCGCCTCCAGCGACCGGAAGCCGCTCGGCGCCGTCATCGACGACGAAGACGACGAGGAAGAGGGCGACGGCCCGGATGACGCCGGCGAGCTTGACGAGCTGGAGCACATGCGCGACGTGGCCGACATGGCCTATGCGGCGCTCTCCGACCTCGCCCTGCACTGCCACAACCGCCGCGAAGACGTGGCATGGGGCATCGCGAGCAGCGCAGCCAAGGACGCGCACGTCCTCGCCACGTTCGTCGGCGACTGGATCGAGGACATGGAGGACGAGGACTAGTGGCCGGCGAAACCATCCTCACGATCGTCGGCAACCTGACCGCAGACCCCGAACTGCGCACCACCGGCACCGGCACGCAGGTGTGCGGCTTCACCATCGCCTCCACGCCGCGCGTCTGGAACCGGCAGGCCAACCAGTACGAGGACGGCCAGTCATTGTTCATGCGCTGCTCCGCCTGGCGCGACCTCGCCGGGCATTGCGCCCAGTCGCTGTCCAAGGGCATGCGTGTCGTCGCCACCGGCCGGCTCTCCCAGCGCTCCTATCAGGCTCAGGACGGCACGAACCGCACCGTGGTCGAAATGACCGTGGACGAGATCGGGCCCAGCCTGCGCTACGCCACCGCGCAGGTCACGAAACAGGGAGGCCACGACGGCTATCAGGGTGGCAGCACGTTCGGCAACCCGAACGGCCAGTCCCCGCAACAGCAGCAGCCGCAGCAGACGACACCGCCGCCGGCGTCCGACCCGTGGGCCAACGGCGGCAGCGGCTACACGCCGGACACGTTCACCACCGACACCGGCGACCCGGAATTCTAGAAAGGACACTCGCATGGCGAAGAACAAAAGCAAGGGCGTGCAGGACACGCTCATCCCCGACGAGATAACCCCGTTGCAGCTGCTGCCATTGTCCGCAGCCGCAGGCTCGGTCAAGAAGGCCGCCAGCGCGTTCCGCGTCAAGGCGTCGAAGCTCCTCGAATGCGCCGACAAGGAGGAATACATCGAACGCTACAAGGACATCAGCCCATACGTCGAAGCGCTCTACGACGCCGACGAGCTCGCGCAGCGCATCATCGACGAGGCCACCGTCCTGGACGACCTCATGACCTATCCGAACTCCACGCGCCACCGGATCATGCTCGACGACTTAAAACGCAGCCTCGACCCGTTCGGCGAACTGCCCACCACGGACGACGACGGGAACGACGGCGGGGAAACCGTCGACCCCGACACCGGCGAGATCGAATAGGCCGACCCGAGAGGAGAAGACACCCATGACTTGGTTCATGATCGACGATGGCATCTACGACGCCCCGCAATGCGAGGAGCTTCCATTGTCCGCGATTGGCCTGTGGGCGATGGCCGGCAGCTACGTCGGCCGCCAGCTGCGCCACGGCGACTACGACGGGGCCATCACCATGCAGCGCGTCAGGAAGCTCGGCGGCAGCCCGAAGCTCGCCCGCCAGCTCGTGGACGCCGGCCTGTGGCGCGAAACCGAGCCCGGCGTGTTCGAGATCGTCGCCGCCAACCCCGACGGCACCATGCTCTGCAAGTACGCGGCCACCAAGGAATTGCAGGAGAAACGCGCCCGCGCCGGCCGTGCCGGTGGCAAGGCGTCCGGCCGCTCGAGACGAAGCAAAAACGAAGCAAATGCTTCAGCAGACAGCGAAGCAAACGCGAAGCAAATGCTTCAACCGGACGAAGCAAACGACGAAGCACTTGCCGAAGCAAAAGGTGAAGCAAACGCGAAGCAAACCGGCAAGCAAAAACGAAGCACCCTTACCTATACCTATACCCATACCGATATAACCTCCCCCAACCCCTCTACGCCGACGCCCGAACCGGAGCCGGAGCGCACCACCATGGCCGAACTCGAGGCCAGGATGCTCGAAGACCCGTTCGAGACCGCGTGGAACGCCTACCCACGCCACACCGGCAGCAAAACCGAAGCCGAAAAGGCGTGGAACCTCGTCGTCCAAGGCGTCGCAGGCCGGCCGCCGGCCGACCCCAGACAGCTCATCGGCAGCGTCATCGCCTACGCCAAGACCGTGGACGAACCCAAATACGCGCCCAACATGAGCCGATGGCTGCGCCAAGGCGCATACACGGACACCATGCCCAGCCAGCCGAAACCCTACCGGCACGCACTGCCCGACGGCACCGTCATCGACGACCGGTGGATCACCGGCCACATCCGAGACCACGTGCCCGTAGGCACCTTCACCGACAGCATGAGAACCGACTTCTGGGCCTGCGTCAAAACCGGCATCGACCCGGAACAAAAAGCCAAGGAAATCATCAACGAATGCCAACGAAAGGCCCAGAGATGAGCACCAAACCCACCGACGAAACCAGCCGCATCGTACAACGGCGAGACCGATACCGATGCGCCATCTGCGACCGGGAAACCGGCAGCCACTGGAGCGGCGACAGCATCCACCACAGGGAACCGCGAAGCCACCCCTTCGACCGGCTCCACCAACCCGAAAACCTGCTCCAACTCTGCGGCAGCGGCACCACAGGATGCCACGGATGGGTACACGCCCACCCCAAGCGCGCCTACCGGCTCGGCTACCTCGTCCACATGGGCAAAGACCCCGCCACCATCCCCGTCTACTACCGCACAGGCGGCTGGCAGCAGCTCAACGCGGACGGCACACGCCATCCCTGCCCGCCACCCGAAGACCTCCCCGCCCATATCGACATCAAGAAAGGCAACGAATGAACACCCAACACGACATCACCGTCAGCGGCAAACCCCTCAACCCGCCAAAACCGCCAGCCAAACCCCACATGCTCCTATGGATCGACACCGAAACCACCGGCCTCGACCCCAATCAGTGCGAACTCCTGGAAGTCGGCATGCAGGTCACCGACCTGAAAGCCGAAACCCGAGGCGGCAGCCTGCACCTGATCGTCCACCCCGACAACGTGCGCAACTGGGCCAACCACCCCGAAATGCTCAAAGCCTACGAAATGCACCTCGCCAACGGGCTCATGCTCGCCTGCGCCGAAGCACCCAAGACCGGCTACGACTACAAGCACACCGCGCTCAACATCCACGAATTCCTCAACGACCAACTCAGCCAATACACACTCCACCCCGCAGGAACCAACGTGGACTTCGACCTGCGCCAGCTCGACGTGCACCTCAGCCGCCACCTCGAACACCCCATCACCCAAGGACTCCACCACCGAAAACTCGACCTCACCAGCTTCCGCCTCGCCGACCAAGCCATCGGCCGCGACCCCTACCAGAACCACGCAGGCACCCACCGAGTCCAAGACTGCATCCACAGGGACATCAACGACTACACCGCCTACCTCGACATCATGCGAGCCGGACACCAAGGAACCCAATCATGAACACCGGCAAACGAATACCCGCAACCCTCACGGCGATCCTCGCCATCCTCGCGCTCGCTGCATGCGGAGAAACACCCAAAGGCGGCGGCCAGGGCACCGTGAACAACCCCGACCCCGGATACGTCCGCTGGTACGAACTGCCCGACGGCAGCGCGGCCGTCCGATGCTTCTCCGACTCCGGCGGAGCGTCATGCGACTGGGGACACATCGAACTCAAGGACAAGCAATGAGCACCCACACCACAACCCCCGCCCCGCAGACCATCGAACTCATCCGCCGCCTCCTGGAAGCAGCCCACCGACCCGAACCGGCCAACGATCCGACCATCTGCGCGATCTGCGGCGTACCGCTCACCGACACCACGTCATCCATCTGCCCCGACTGCCGGGAACTCGAAAAGGACTGGTAAGCATGCACGCCACCACATGGGCCAACGACCCCGTCAACTCACCAAACCACTACACACGCTCGCACCCGGGCATGGAGTGCATCGAACTGACCGCCGACACCACCTTCTGCCTTGGGAACTGCTGCAAGTACCTGTGGCGCTACCACAGCAAGGGCCGACCCGTCGAAGACCTCGAAAAAGCCCGATGGTACCTATGCCGAGTCATCGACTACGGCGAAAAGATCGCGTGGACGTGCCAACAGTACGACATACTCACGGCACTCGTCGCCCACACCGTCGGCGTCGAAGCCAGAACATGGGCAAAACTCAAGCAAGGCTACCCCGACTCCGCCCTCGCCCTCATCGACGAACTCATCAAACGGGAAAGAGACAAGCAATGAACACACGCATCTACTGCATCACACGAGACCGCAACGACTACACCGCCTACCTCGACCGCATGCTCAGCACCAACCAACCAAAGGAAACCCGATGATCCACCCCGAACTCAACATGGACACGCAGCCACCCGAACCCAAAAAGACATTCGCCGAAAAACTCTGCACCGCCATCGCCATCATCATCTCCATAGCGCTCGCCGCGCTCGTCGTCACGCTGGTCATCGCCTGCATCGCGCTCATCTGGAGCCTCATGCTCGAACAACACCTCATCTAAGGACCGCAATGAGCCAGAAAAGCTACTGCGACATCTGCCCCGACCACCTCATCGAACACGAAAGGAACCAACAATGAGCACACGCCTCTACTACGACCAATACGGCATTCCGACCGACATCAGCGAACTGGAGGCGTGGAGTGAGTAGTCAGTATTGCAAGCCCTCTGGCAGTGATCCGGTATGGCGTTGCCCGGTCTGCGGTCAATGGTGGCAACTCGACCTACCGGACGGCGACTTCTGGGAGCCGATAAGCACGCTCAAAGCGTTCCTGCAGTACCACCCGAAATGGAAAGCCGAACGCAAACACCGAAAGGCCCGCATATGAGCATCGACATCACCCAACAGGCATTGAACGCGCTCGCCGACGCCGGCCTCGGCAACGACAGCCCGGCCGAGGCCTACGTGATCGGATACACCCAAGGCCATGACGATGCGCTCGCGCTCGCCATCCAGCTCGAGCGGTCCATAAACCGTAGGCCGTTCATGCCGGACGAGGCGGAACGGCTCGCCATGCGCCTGCACGAGCAGGTCGGCGACTGCCCGATTGCCCACGAGAGCGGCAAGGCCATGGACGACAGCGAGCGCGAATGGTGGGTCAATCTGGCAGCGAGCGCATGGACGCTCATTGACGGGACGGAGGAAACGGAATGAGGAACGGTAGACCATGGGCTGTGAGGATCATGCCGGCCTTCGTGTGTGTGTTTGCAGCGTTCGTGGTCGGTTACGGGCTTGGCGAACAGGCGCAGCTCGGCGAACAGGATGTGCAGACCGTCACGCAGGAGGTGCGGCAGACCGGCGACGTCAAACGCCTGTGCCTGACCGTCAAGACCGGCGAGCGCATCGACGCCATGAGCTGCGAGCTCATCGACCCGCTGAGCGGAGGCGTCAAATGAGACCACGACTCACTTACGCGCAGAAGAGTGTGCTGCTCCAGCTCGTCAACCACGGCGACATGCAGCCCGCCGACGGCAACCACAAACGCACCTTCCAATCCCTGGAGGAACGCGGATACACGCAAGACGTCGGATACGGACGCTATGCCATCACCGAGGCCGGCCGTCGCGCGCTGCAAAAGGACTTGTCATGAAACGCCTGAGCATCGTCTTCACCTGCGACAGCGAACCAATCGGCCTCTACGAGATCGAACGCAGGCTCAGGACGGCGGGCTTCAAAAGGCCGCAGGCCGGTTCGATCATGGACGCCGAACAGTCCGACGAACTCGCCGAAGCCTACGAACAAGGCAAACAGGCCGTGTTCGACGCCATGAACCACTTCGACGAACTCGCCATCGTGGAACGCGCCAACCCCTACCGAAAGGACGGCCGATAACCCATGGACTGGCGACATCAGGCCGCATGCCGCGACCACGACCCCGAACTCTGGTTCAGCGGCAAACCATACGAACAGGCGGCCGCGCTCGCCATATGCCGGTCATGCCCGGTCATCGGCGAGTGCCGCCGGTTCGCCGACGAGCACAACCGGATCAACGGCTACCAGTTGCAGGGCATCTGGGGCGGCCGCCGATACGGGGTCAAATGACGACCCAAGAAAGGAAATCTTATGAACAACATCGACGCCAAAATCACCGCCTGGCAGCTAGGCCCCGTCACCATTATGCGAGGCACCGCCACGCCCGGCCGTGACGTGACGCACCCGGAATGCTTCGGCCGGTTCACCGTCGTCGCCCTCTCCTACGGCGGCGCGATCCGCAAGTGCATGCGCCGCGTCGCCCAAATGTGCGCCAAGCACTCCGCATGCGAACAGCTCGACCGGCAGGAGGCACGGGCGTGAGAGTCACCGAAGGCGTCAGGAAGATCATCGTGGAATGGCACGGCAAGGGCGTGCCGCCGGAAGAGACCGCGCGATCCCTGCGCATCCCCATCGACGAGGTGAAGGCCATCATCCTGCAAGCCCACCCGGCACCCGCGCCGGAAAAACCCGCCGGCATCGGCGACAATAGAAGAGAAAGTTAAGGAAAGTCAGCAAACCGTTGAAAACAAGCCGTTCCCGGCCAATCCACCACGTCGGGAACAGCTTCGGGAAAGTAAAAGCCCCCACCTTTCGGCAGAGGCTCGCATTGTCCAACAAGCGAGTATAGCACCAGCGAAAGGGCGGGGATGATGGAACAACGAACATGCGCGGCCTGCGGCAAAGCGGCCGGCGACGCGAACCTGTGCAAGGAATGCGTCAAGGACTGGGCGAAACGCCTCGCATGGCTCCTGAAGGCCGGCATGCCAGCCCTCCAACAGATCGCCTACAAACAAGCCACCACCCGCGAACGCTCGCCACGCCACGGCAACAGGGCATACGCGGCCCCGCCGGTCAACGAAGCCGCCCAAGCCCTGTACTCCGCAGTGGAAACGCACCTGCAACTCACCGGCGGCATGCTCGGCGTCAAACCGATCGGCCACGACCGATACGACCGGCCCCGCACCCTCATGCAATGGGCCGACATCACCCGCCTGCTGCTGCACCACATGCCCGACCTCGCACGACTCTACACGGCCGGCGACCTATACGCCGACCTGATCCGCCTATCGGAAAAGGTCGAAACCGCCACCACGCACGCCGGCGAGCGCCGTCTTGTCGGCGTATGCCCCGACTGCCTGAACACGAAGGGGGACGACGACGAGCCGATACGCACGCCGATCTACGCCGCCCGCTCCGCGCGGTATACGGTGTGCCCCGAATGCGGCGCATGGCTCGACTTGAAGCGCGTGCGGTTGGAGTACCTGCGCGGCGCGGGGCTCATGCACATCACGCGCACGCAGGCCGACGCCGCCCGATGGGTGCGGGAGAACACGGGTGTGAGCGTGACGGGCAAGGACTTGGCGAACTGGCGCAGCCGGGGCAAGATGCCGTCCACGCGGCGCATCGACCGGCATTATTGGGAGTGGAACATCATGGAGCTGTTGGCCTGCGCGCAGGATCGCGCCGAGCGCGACGTCGGCGACGTTTGAACGTGAGACGGTTTCGTGTTACGCTGTCGCGTGTAATCGGAGTATCGGAAAAGCCTGTCCCATCGGGGATGGGCTTTTTTCGTATCCGATCCCCTTGGATGGTTGGCCGAGCGGTCGAAGGCACCCGCTTGCTAGGCGGGCAGGCATGACAACCGACCTCATGCTTCGCGGGTTCGAATCCCGCACCATCCGCCAGCCGCCGCCGGCACCGTGCGCAACCGGCGTATGCGGCACCCGAGAAACCACCACAGACAGACGCCTCGCCGGCGGTTCTTTCCTCTTCTTCCCGCCGGCGAGCGCAGTCTGTCGATCCGTACAGGCGTTCGATTGGAGGCGTGCGTGGGCAATCCGCGGTACAGCAATGGCTATCGCCGTCGGCGCGAGCGCGAGCGGTGGCGGCACATGCGGGCCGACTGCTACATCTGCCATCGTCCCATCGACTACGAACTTAAAGCGCCGCATCCATACAGCTTCGTTGTGGACGAGACCATTGCCTTGGCTCGCGGCGGCACGCTCACGCACGACAACAGCGGGCCCGCGCACCGATGGTGCAACGCCATCAAAGGCACGCACAGTCTGGCATGGGCGCGCGAGCGCGTCGCCCAGCTCATCGCCCAGGGCAAAGCCCCGCAGCGCATCGCGCCGGTCTCGGCCGGGCCGATCCGCTGCTCGGACTGGTTCGGGGGTGGGGAGTAGACCCCACCCGGCCCCGCCGGGGCGACCACGGGCAAAGCGCCGTTTTTCCCCCGGGCTTTTTTCCACACTTGAACGGAGGCCGTCTTGGTGTCCAGAACGTCGAAGACCCCTCGCTCGAAGAGCGCGTCGAAGTCCCATAGGGTCAGCAATGCCGCCGCTTCCGGGGATCGTCGCCGCCTCCTGGTGGCGATGCGCAACCTGATCGCCGAAAAGCTCGACGAAGGGTCGATAAGCTCACGCGACCTCGCGTCATTGACGAAACGGCTCGCGGACATGAGCGCCGAGATCGAGGCGATCGACAAGGCGTCGAACGGGCACGATCCGGCCATGCAGGCACTGGACACGGAGGACATACGATTGGATGAACACGAGGATTGACGGGGCGAGCTGCCAGATCATCCCAGACGATTTGTACACCAGCGGAGAGCCGAGCCTCAACAGGCTCGCCGCAGCGGCGGGCGACCGGTTCGACGTCTGGCAGCGGCAGATCAACCGGATCATCCTCGCGAAAAGCGCCGACGGCTTCTGGAGCGCCCGCAACACGGTGCTGTCGATCCCGCGCCAGACCGGCAAGACCTACGACATCGGCTGGGTCGCGATCCACCGCGCCGCCCGAACCCCCGGCATGCGCATCGTGTGGACGGCCCAGCACTTCAGCGTCATCAAGGACACGTTCGAAAGCCTGTGCGCGATCGTCCTGCGCCCCGAAATGAGCGGTCTCGTTGACCCCGACCACGGCATATCCCTGGCCGCCGGCAAGGAGGAAATACGCTTCCGCAACGGGTCGCGCATCTTCTTCCGCGCGCGAGAACGCGGCGCATTGCGAGGCGTCAAGAAGATCGCCCTGCTCGTCATCGACGAGGCCCAGCACCTGTCCGACTCGGCGATGGCGTCGATGCTGCCGACCCAGAACCGCGCCTGGAACCCCCAGACCATCTACATGGGCACCCCGCCCGGGCCAAGGGACAACGGCGAAGCGTTCACCCGCCTGAGGGACAAAGCGCGCGCCGGCCGCACCCACAGCACCCTCTACGTCGAATTCACCGCAGACCGCGACGCCGACCCCCTCGACCGCCAGCAATGGAGGAAAGCCAACCCCAGCTACCCCGCCCACACCAGCGACGAATCCATCGCCAACCTGTGGGAAAACCTCACCGGCGACGACTTCCGGCGCGAAGCCCTCGGCATCTGGGACGAACACGCCCTCAGCCAAGCCATCGACCGCCGCCAATGGGAGGAAGCCACCATCGAGCGCCGCCGCCCCGGCGGCGTCATGAGCTTCGGCATCGACATGAACCCCCAACGCACACGCCTGACCATCGGCGCATGCATGCGATACGACGACAACACCGCCCACATCGAACTCGCCGAATACAGGGACACCAACCAAGACGGCACCATGTGGGCCGTCAACCTCATCGACAAGGTCTGGGAACAAACCGCCGCGCTCGTCATCGACGGGCAAAGCCCCGCCACCGCGCTCCTGCCCGACCTCGCCCAGGCCGGCGTCACCGTCACCGTCACCGCCGCCACCGACATGGGCCGCGCCTGCGGACGCCTCCAGGACATGCTCAGAGACGGCACCCTCACCCACCTGCCCGAAGACGGCCAACAACCACTCTGGCAAGCCGCCGCCAAAGCCACCACACGCCCCATCGGCAAAAACGGCCTCTTCGGATGGAACCGACCCGACGACGACACCGACATCAGCCCACTCAACGCCGTCACCCTCGCCCTCCACGGGGCCATGACCACCAGAAGAGACCCCACCCAAGAAACGGAGACATGGTTCTAATGCCCACCACCGACCACAACGGCGTCGCCATCACCAACCCCGCCACCCAAGACGCCTACCTCGCCGTCCAATCCGCCAACATCACCCGCATCAAAGGCGTCGAAGACGACGACATGCCCACCATCCAAAAACTCCTCACAACATGGCGCGACCACTACGCACGCAACATGCTGAGAGCCGAATACTACCAAGCCCGATACCGATACAACGGCGTCGCCTACAGCATCCCCAAACAAATGCGCGCCCTCGCCAAACCAATGATCGGATGGCCCAACAAAGCAGTCCGAGCGCTCGCCGACCTCAACGTGTTCGAGGGCTTCGACGCGCCCGACCCGCTGCAAGCGCAGGTGGACGAGCTCGTGGACGACAACGCATGGGACACCGACATCTCCGAGGCGATCACCAGCGCCTACATCCACGGATGCAGCTTCATCACCGTGTACGAAGACCCCGACGAACCCGGCCGCATCCTCATGCTGCCCCGCTCGGCCGACTGGAGCGCGGGCATCTGGGACCGCCGACGCCGCCGCCTCGGCTCGGCCTTGACCATCACCGACAAGGACGACAGAACCGGGCGCATCACCGCGTTCACCGCATGGCTGCCCGGCAAGGTCTACGAAATCGACAACAGCGAAGGCCAGTGGACGGCGCGGACGATCGAAACCCACCTCGACCGGCCAAGCGTCGTGCCCCTCGTCAACGACGCCCAGTCCTACCATCCGCTGGGCAACAGCCGCATCACCCGCACGCTCATGAACCTGACCGACTTCGGCCTGCGAACCATGGTGCGCATGGAGGCCACCGCCGAATTCTATGCAGCCCCCCGCGTGTGGTTCATCGGAGCGTCGAAGAAGTTCACCGACGACACATGGAGCAGCATCGTGAGCGTCATGAACGGCATGCCCGCCAACAAGAACGGCGACAAGCCCACCATGCAGCAGCTCCAGCAGGCATCCATGACCCCGCACGCCGACATGCTGCGCACCATCGCCCTCATGGTCAGCTCCGAAACCGACATCCCCGTCAACGACCTCGGCATCACCATGGACAACCCCGCCAGCGCCGAAGCCATGGCCGAAGCCGAACGCAAACTGTCCCGCACCGCCGACCGGCAAAACAAGCGCTTCGGCCGCGCGTTGAAGGAAGCCATGAGCATCGCACTGGCCTATCAGGGCGCAGACCCCGACGCATTGCGCGAACTGCGACCCATCTGGGCACCGGTCAAGGAAACCAGCGACGCCGCCCGCGCCGACTGGTACCAGAAGGTCGCATCCACCAACCCCGCCCTCGCCGACAGCGACGTGGGACTCACCCGCGCCGGCCTGACATGGGACGAGATCAAGGCCCACCGGGCCTACGAACGCCAGCGGCGCACGCAGCAATCCATCGACGAGCTCAGGGCCAAACTGACGATCGCCAAGACCGACGGCAAGGAGGCCGAAGCCAATGAGCAGCAAACCGGCCAACCTGCCGCTGAACAACCTCACTCCACAGCAGCGCCAAGCATTCCAAACCCATCTTGACGACCTCTGGGACGACTATCAAGACGCGCTCGCCGACCTGTCCCTTGAGGCCAAGCAGCTCGCGGCCGGAGTTGCGTGGGACAATTTTGAAGACCCGCTGCACTACCTTCGCACGGAAGTGTTCGAGACCTACGCGGATCGCGCCAACCAAGTCGCCAACGACTACTATGACGCGGTGCGCTCCGCATGGGCAGAAGCCGCCGGCGTCGACCTGCCGGCCTACACGCCATCCCGAGTGAGCGCGGATCGCGCCTTCTGGCAGATCGTCGGAGGATACAACAGCACCGACCACGTCGGACTCAAATTCGTGGACGTCATCAACCACCACAGTCGCGCTGGGCTGACGATGGACGACCTATGGGCCATGAAGACCGACGGATACGGACAAGACGAATGGATGAACCTCGCCGCCGACATCGTGGGCGTCACAGCACGACTCACGGCCAAATTCAACGGCGAGCACGATCCCTCGCAACCGCGCTACGCCCGCGTTCCGGTCGGCCCGACCTGCGCGTTCTGCATCCTCATGGCCTCGCGAGGCTTCGTCTACTGGAGCGAGGAAAAGGCCGGCGGACGGGACAATCGATATCACAAGAACGACGACTGCCGCATCGTATCCAGTTGGGGAGAAGCCCACGTCAAAGGCTACGACCCGGAAGGCATGAAAGCCCGATACCTGCAATGCCGCAAGACGATCGCCGGCATGCTCAATCGCGACGAATATGGAAAATACGTCGCCCGTATGAAGGACGCAGGTAAAGACGAAGACGAGATAGACGACTACAACCTGTGGACGACGCATCGCATCACCGAGGAAATGAGCCAGCGCGACCGTCGATGGCTGTACGACGGCACCACGCCGGAACCCTCCGTGGAAAGCGCAAGGGCGTGGTCCGAACTTCAGAAGCACGAACGCAAAACGCTCGACGCCCTCAAAGACAACGGGTTTGCCGTGACAGTGCGCGAAAGAAGCGACAAACAAGGCGTGAAGACATCAGACGCCATCATCAACGGTAAACGAGTGGACTTCAAAGCGCCGGAAGGACACGGCAAAAACACCATAGACCAGCTTCTCCGATCCGCAGCCCGCCAAGGAGACGCCGCAGTCATTCATCTGCAAAAGGAAAGAACGGAACTGGACGCCGAAGCCTGCAAAGACTACATACGGTCATCGCTTCGACGCAGACGTCTCGACTACGTTCTGCTCATCGACTACGACGGGAACATCGTCAGGGTCGAACGCGATACGGAAACGGCTTCTCACTCCCAGAGCCAATAACGGGTTCGAGGTAGAGAAGCCAAGACAATTCCAGTCTAACAGATTTTCAGCCACCCGCACGGGCGGCTTTTTTAATGCCCGGAAAGGGCTCAACCACAAGGAGAACAACCATGTTCCTCACCCCCACACCCCATCACATCCGATTCGTCGCGGCCCCGCCGGAAGGCGGCGAGTCCACCGGCGGCACCGGGCAACCGCCGGCATCGGCCGGCACGGAGAACGCCGGCGATCCGATCGACTGGGAAGCCAAATACAAGGAAGCGCTCGGCCACTCGCGCGACTGGGAAAAGAAAGCGAAGGCCAACAAGGCCGCCGCCGACGAGCTGGAAAAGCTCAAGGAATCCCAAATGAGCGAAACCGAGAAGGCCGCCAAGCGCACGCAGGAACTCGAAGCGCAGGTAGCCGCCTACAAGGCCAAGGAACAGCAGGCCGACTGGAAGGCGCAGGTGTCGGCCGAGACCGGCGTACCCGCCGACGTGATCGAAGGCGACAGCCTCGAAGCCATGCAATCGCACGCCAAGCGCATCCACGAGCTGCTCAACCCCAAACCCAAGGCCCCGGCCGTGCACGGCGCTGACCGCCAGCCGTCCGGCAAAGGCCCGAACGAGAGCATGGTCAACTACCTGCGCAACCTCGGCCTCTAACCGGCCAACACCTCCTCACCCCTCATCTGAAAGGAAACCATCATCATGGCACTCGATACCAGCAAGGTGCTGCTCCCCAAGGAAGTAGCCACCGTCATCACCAAGCGCGCCAAGGACACCAGCACCATCGCCGCACTGTCCCCGAGCGAACCCCAGCTCTTCCTCGACAAGGACTACATGGTCTTCACCGGCAATTCCGAAGCCGAGGTCGTCGCCGAAGGCGCGCAGAAGTCCAGCTACGAGGAAACCCTCACCCCGGTCGTCGGCAAGCGCTTCAAGGTGCAGACCACCACCCGCCTCAGCAACGAGCTCCAGTGGGCCGACGACGACGCCAAACTGGAGATCATCAGCAAGATACAGGCAGACCAGGCCGCCGCGATGGGCCGCGTCCTCGACTACGTCGTCTACCACGCCTTCGACCCCAAGAAGAAAACGACCCTCGAAGGCTTCAACGCGCTCGCCAAAACAGCGGTCGGCGTGCCGGCCACCGACGATCGCGTCGCCGACATCGACAGCCTCGCCGAGGCCGTCAGCGACGAGTACGACATCAACGGCATCGCCCTGTCCAAGACCATGGCGAACGAGCTGCGCACGATCCGCGTTCCCTCCACCGGCCAGCGCTTCTACCCGGAGATCCCGATCAACCTCCAGGTCGGCAACCTCGACGGCATCCCGGCCGCCACGTCCGGCACGGTCAACGGCCGGCTCGTCACCCCGGCGACCGGCATCCTCGCCTTCCTCGGCGACTTCCGCCTCATCAAGTGGGGCATGGTGCGCGACATCTGGAGCGAGATCATCGAATACGGCGACCCCGACAACACCGGCAAGGACCTCAAGGGCGTCAACCAGATCGCCTACCGCACCGAGGCCATGTACAGCTACGCGATCCTCGACCCCAAGGGCATCGCCGTGCTCAAGAAGTCCACATCCTCCGTCAAGGCGAGCAAGTGATGGCCGCGCCCCTCACCCAGACGCTCGTAGTACAGGAACACGACGAGGCCGACGAGACCGGCCTGTCCATTCCCGTGCGTCTGGTAAAGCCCGACGGCACCCCGTTCGCCGAAGGCGTCGCCACCATCGCATGGTCGGCCATCACCGGCAAGCCGTCTACGTTCACGCCGCCCGCGCCGACCGCCGGCGCGCGCGGCGGCGTGCTCCAGCAG